GTGGTTATCACCACTTGTTGTTAAAGTAATCATGTTGTCATATACACCAGATTGTGTAATATCAACATCTGCAATTGAACCTGTATGAGTGTGTATTAGTGTATGACCTATACTATCACCATTACCGTCAATGTCAATTAGATAATTGTTTGTGTCGCCGTTAACATTTAAAGTCATAATGACACTTGTACCGTCTATTGTTGCTGCTATGACATTACTATCTGAGCCTGAAGCACCAGTTATACCAATTGTAGCACCAGTAGCGTCTGCTGTTTCACCAACATCAATATCTAGGTCGTTTGAAGAACCTACCCAAATAATTGAAGCAGTAACCGTAGCACATGAGCTGACTGTTCCTGCACTATCACAATTGAAATCAATGTTGTTACTATTACCAGTTGTACTCAAAGTACCTGTATAGTTAGCACCATTAATATCAAAAGTTATAACATTGGAATTACCAATTTGGTCAATGTTAAAATTAGATGTAGCACCTGTTACAGTTGAAGCAGTAGTACTATTACCGATTGTGTTATTTTGACCATCTTGTAAAACATCTAAAGTTAATGTAGCACCAGATTGTGTTACATAAATGTCATTTGCCATAACCCATGGCGTTGAAATTATCATCAAAAACATAACTAATTTAGTTATACTTCTCATCTTACTCTTTTTCCTTTTCTAAATGTATTTTATTCACGCCTTGCATTTTCCATAATTTTTTATTTACACCTTCATATATCATTTGCAATACTGCGTGTTCTATTGTTGTTCTTATCGCATAATTAACAGGTTCGTTTGTTGCCATACCTGATTCCAATTCTAATGCTTTTGTACCTAAATCTAAAAATCTAAATACATCGCCACCTTGACTATAACTTGCAATAGTCTTTGTTGCTGAAACAGATAGTAATATCTCACCTGTTTGTACTGCAACTAATCTTAATGAAACTGTTACTTGGTCTGTACGATATTGTTCGTTGACACCAATACCAAAGTATCTTGCACCAACTCCTCCACTATTTACATTACTATCATATCCTACAATACCACCTTCTATAAGAAGTCCTGCAAATACTAATGGTTTTAAAACATTACCTGTATCTGTTTCACCATCGTATAATTCTCTTGTACTTCTAATCAACTGTCTTTCTTTAACAAGATTGTTTAAACCTTTTCTTTCAACAACCTTAAACCAGCTGCCATCACTTACTGCTTTTAAAGCAGATATAACCCATACATCAGGACCTTGAGTTACGGCTGTTGACAATTGAGAAAAGTTTGAACTAGGTTTTCTTTGTCCTGTTTGATCCGTAAATGAATAAACAGCAATCGTAATCTTTGGTTGATTATCTAAATTAGGTATTTCTCTTAATCTTTCAATTGTGGTTGTTCCTTCGATATAAGGGTCTGCACCATGTGTAACTAATTGTTGATTAGTTGTAGCACAACCTGTTAAAATACACATGACTGCTAAAAGTTTGAATATGCCCATATTTAAATTAACACTCCCCATAAAAAACCTAAAAATAATCCCATTAAAAAAACTAATACCTGAATTTTTATCATTCTATATCCTAAAATTGAAAGTCACCTAGAGGTACTGACATTGTAGTAACATTACCAGTAGGGTCTGTAATCGTTAATGTAATAATTTCTGTTGATGTATCTTTTATCCAATAGATTGTAGAACCTTCTACTTCAGCAGTACCACTTGTTGGGCAAGTACCTGTGCATGAAGTACCAAACATATTGTCAACTAACTGTTTTGATAAGTTAGCATAAATTCTACTTTCTACATTTTTTATAAACTTAGCAATAGTAGTGTTGTTTTCTGCTCTGACCGCAGCCGCTGCTGCTGATTTTGCGTCATCTTTGACATTCTTTTCTCTATTATATTGTAATTGTTCGATAGATAGAACATGGCTAGAATAACCATTCCCGCTAAATGAAGGATTACTAAACTCATGTACGAGTTCGCTTGCTGTAAGAGTGTTAGGACCCACCAATAACACATAAAAAATTGATACTAACACTACGCTTTGTAGTGTTTTCATACTTATATTTATAATAGGATGTAATCTAAAGCTGTAACTATTGCAATTGTAATTATAAAAAGTGTGCCAATTACGACACCACTATTCTTTAAATGGATTAGGTATTCTTTTTGTAGTCTCTGATTCACTATTTTTGGCATTTCTTCGTTCATTCTCTTGTATCTCCAGTACCGTGTTCAACTTTGACCTTAACCTGATAAGGTCATTATCTAACATTCTAATTCTATCTAATAGAGCAATTAATGCTGTATTTGCTTCGCCTAATTTCTTTTTAAGATTTTCTGTCGTAAACTTGTATATGAAATATATGAACCAACCCATAGCGATTGCTGCCAATGTAGCAAAACCATATTGGTTGAGTATATCTATTATTGGCATTTAATCTCTCCTGGCGTCCTTTTTTCCGTCTGCTCTAGAGATTCTATCTTCGTCTGGTCTTAATTTTAAAGCATGAGATATGAGTAAGTCTAATTTTATCATGTCATTATTCATAGTTTTAACTCTGTTATCTAGTGCCATAATAATACCATGAATACTACCTACTTGCCCTACAACAGATTCTAGAATATACTTTAAAATCATATATATGAAAACACCCATAACACCAGAGGCTGCTACAGGTAAACCAAATTCAATTAATATTTCAAAAAACAAATTCATACACCTATTTATACGCTAAAAAAAAGGGGTGCCGAAACACCCCTTAGTTCTAATATAATATAGTTTACTTTTTAGTGTATATTGAGTATAGTACCCAAACAGCAACTAAACCAACTAAACCTTGAGCACTAAACCCAGCGATAATTGATTGTACATTACCTATCACACTTATTTCAGGCCAGAATGGTACATTTTGTCCACTAAATAAAACTTCAAGCACAATGCCTAAAGCAATAAGTGAAACACCTACATCTGCTAAAGCAGATGACCAGCCCTTTATCTTATTAAGTATTTCCATATATAGTCTCCTTTATATGATTTGATATCTCAAACTGTACATGATAATTAGTATTATTTATATTAAAAAGGGGTTAGGACATGATATCCTAACCCCCATATAAAGAAACAGGTGGAGAGATTAATCCTCTTCTGCTAATTTTGAAAAGTAATCAAGTGTTTCATCACCATCATCTTCATCATTAACAGCCGAAGTAGAAGTATCTACTGTAGGAATATCTGCTGTTTCGTTTACAACTGGTTCACTAACTGTTGGTGTTGTAGGTGGGTCCATAACATCTTCAGCAGTACCAGTATTTCTAACGCCACTTAAAACTTTATCAAGTTTGCTTTTCAGCTCATCATAAGACTTAAAGTTTTCAGCCGCCAGAAATGGTTTTAGTGGATACTGTTTGTTCCACAATTCTTCTATAGCCTCATCATTTTCTTTGACAGTAGTTGAACTATCAAATTCTGATTTATCATAGTTCCAGTAACCATCAACTTTTCTGATTTTTAGTTTAAAGTTTGCACCTTCCCAGAAATCAAATGGGTTGATAGGTTTCTCATCTTCAAATTCAGGTTTCATCGCCTCGGTAATCTTATCAAAGATTTTCTTACCGAATTTAAATAGTTTTACTTGACCTTCATTTTCAGGATGTTTAGAATCACTAACAATTAGAACATTTGCAATATAAGATAATTTTCTTTTTCTTTTTCTTGCAATTTCTTTATCGGCATCAACGCCAGAGTTCCAGAGTAAACTGTTAGATTCACTAACTGGATCTTTCTTGTTCATAGTTGTTAAACTATTCTCAATATACCAACCACCAGGTCCTTGAAAAGCATGAGACCATAATCTTGCCCATGGCAAATCTTCGTCTTTGACTGCTGGTAAAAATCTTAGTACGGCATAACCGTTACCAGATTTATCTAGTTCTGGTTTCCAGAATCTATCATCTTGATATGAGTTTTTTTGTTTTTGAGGTTCGGCAACTTTTGATAGTTCGCCTATTAGTGTGTCTAGATTAGACTTTGACCTTTTAAGGGCCGCAATACTTGTATTCATATATTTCTCCTTGTATGTTTTATCGTATTATTGTATTTGTATGTGTCTGTATTAATCGACATTATTATTTATAATGCGAAATAGGTGGGACTATGGATTTACCCACAAGACAGCGACTAGATACCATTTCTAAAACACCGTCAACCAAGTTCTTCCTGTCGGAAGTGTGACCCATAACTGGTAAAGTTACAGACCTGGGGACAACCCCTAACTTGTCAAGTTCGACCCTCTGGTTAAGGCCTCTTCCTTGCACTATAAAAAGAAAGTAATTAGTTTTCTTTTGCATTATGTATATTATAACATAAAACTTGACCTTTGTCAAGCCATGTTATAAAATTATTTAATATTTCTTTTACCAATGTCCAATGTCAATATATCGGTATCTAACTTATGAAATTCTACCGCTTTTTTTAATTTGGCATTTTCTTCTTCTAACTTCTCTATCTTACTCTCTAATTCTCGTATTTTGATATTAGAGTCCATTAGAGAATGTTCTGCTGTAAATCTTGCCGCTTCGTCAATCATATTATCTTGCTAATTTTGCTTTTAAAGCCATTCGTTTTTGTTCTGCTACTATTGATTGTCTAATTTTTCTACCCATAGGTATCTTTATAGAGTCAATAATCTTTTTACCTCTTTTACTGATATATTCTACACCAATAAATTTATCTTTGTAGTCACCTTGAACAGCCATTACTGCTCTTTTTAAACTCATCGCTTCTTTTTCTTTCTCATCACCTGTCTCATTCCAAAATTTAAATATTCTCATTTTTGGCATACATCTCCTT